CGTCGATGCTATGAAATTGGTATATCGCTGCACATCGAACTCCTACTGTGGAAAGAAACGGGGGGATTGCTCCCCCCGGCTCTCTAGCTTACCCGATAGACCGTGTACGCGGCAGTGTCCGTTTTACGGAACAAGAACTGAGCAACACCAGCAGGCGAAGTAGACGCAGCGGCGCTAAGGCCGATAGTCGCCGTGCCCACAAGCGTAATGCCCGTGCCAGCCACGATAGTGATGACGCCCGTTGCAGAAGTGACGTTCACGATCATCAGCAAGAAAGTGCTGTTCACTTTCATGTTGGTCATCTGCGCGTCAAGCAACGTGCCGGTTGGCAACGTGTAGGACGCCGTTGCCGCACCCGGAGTTGCCACCAACAGACCGCCGGTAACCTGCGCTACCGATAAGGTAGCCGTTACCGTTGCAGTCTGAGGGGCAGCCTGCGTGCCCATAAAAAGTTCGTTCTGGTTGCCGTCAGTGACCTGATAGCCGCCGCCAATTGATGCTAATGCCATAATGTTTTCTCCTTAGCCCCAGAGCCGGCAGGCCATTGCGGGCCGAATAACCGCGAACCCGTACAGAACGTCAATTCTGCAAGGCATACGGTCGTTGTTGATGTCGTACTGACGCACGATACGCAGGCTGATGCCGTTGTGCACCTGACGCGACGCCATGTCTACGCCCTGCGGAAGCAGGAGATCGGCGGTCGCGAAAGTGATGGCGTCCTTGTGGTAGACCAAGTTCTGCGGGTACTGCGTGGAGGCAGTGCCGATGAACGTGACCACCGCGTTGTCAGCCGGAAAGGCGTCAATGGTCGCCAGCGCGTTGCCGGAGGTGTACATCGCGGGAAGAATTGCAATGTTAGTCCAGGCGCCGCTAGATGCCGTGCTCGCCGCCGTCACCACAAACTGCTGCAACGACCCAGTGCTCTGACGGGTCTGCGGGTTGACCGCATAAACGCCAGCCACGGTGAACACATCACCAGCCGTTACCGTTGCCGAGGCAGTACCGCCATCGATGCTGATGGTAGCCTGCCCTTGCGTGGACACAGCGCCATTGACAAGAATGGTGTCAGTCAGCGATCGGGTGCCAGCGGTGTGCTGAAGGATAGACTGCGACATGTTGATCTCGTCATAGCCCAACACGCCATCGCCCATCATGCCGTTTTTGAACTGGCGAGACACGGTGCTGACCGGGTTAAACAAGCCCTTCATGCCTTCCACCAGACCAGCATTGGCCGCGGGGGACACGGTCGCATAGCGCGGGGACATGGACGCCGCAGCCTCGTTCAGTTTCTGCTGCGCCTGCAACAACACCAGCGAGGTCGCCGGAGTCGTGCCAGCGGTGCCCACAGAGGCAAAGATGTTTTTGTAAACGTTCGCAACGTCTGCATCGATGCTCGCGGCCAACTGGCTAACGCGGGGCTTGAGCACACGGTCGGCAAAGTCGTCCAACTGCATAGTCAATTCGGCAGTCGTGAAGTTCATACCGATATGCTTCTGGGTAGAAACGGTTAAGGTCGTGAACTGCTCGTTGTCGTCCTGCACTTGCAGAGCGGCACCGTCGGTCACTAGCGCACGGTCGGGCAGGCGAATACGCAGGGTGGAGCCAATCTTGGCGCCTTGCACGGCAAAGCTATCGTCATATTGACGGTTAACGTTACGGGTAATCACTAGGTTGTTCTCGAGAATCTCGAGAGACTTCCGAGTGATCATGTCAATTGTAAGGAGCGAATTACTCACTTAGGTTCTCCTAAAAAATTAGCGGATTTTTGCTTCCATCCTTTTAGCCTGTCGAAGTCTCTCGGCGTCTATCCACTGGGTCGCAGTCATCGATTTGATGCTGCGCGGGTCGGTGGTATCGAACGTCGGGGATGATGTCCCTCGCGACTTGGATACGGCTATCGGATCTGGCGCACTTGATACCCTTTTGGTGGCCGGTTCTGAAAGCAATTTTGCTTCCAGCCTGCCCAATTCCTTTGCCTGAACAAAAGGCGCTAGCTTGGAAATCCGGTCAGCTTCCTTGGGGTTAATCCCCAAGTAGTAGGCCATGTCCGGCCCTACCTCAGACGACTGGATTGTCTCAGCCATCGCTGCCGTGATCGGAAGGTTGGGGTTATAAGCGACTTGTTCGAAGTCGTTATACCTGCCCCGCGCTTCTTCCTCCCGGTCGTGATAAGCCTCGACCAAAACGGTTTGCTGCTGCTTAACATCCCGCTGCCGCACCAGTTCTTCTGCTTTAGTTAAGGCCAATGCGTCTGCATAAGCCTCGACAGAATCAAACTGGTCAGCTTCGGGTGGCGCTACTGGTGCCGCCGGGACAGATTGCCGTTCCCACTTCCGCTGCTCTTTCGCCAAGCGTCTTCCTACGATCGAGTCCAATTCTTCTTGTGTGAAGGTTTTCGGACTTTCCGTCCCAGTCTCCTCGGGTTCTGGCGTTGACGTTAACGTCAGTTCCGGCGCGGGTATCTCCGCTAATAGTTCTTCATCAGCCATTGAAATGATTCCTTAGAATCCCCGGTTAACCTTACCGGTACGGTTATGCAGTTAGTGCTGCGGCCTTAGCTTGGAATAATTTGACGCGAGCGTCAAGGTCAGCCTTTCCGGCTGCCAATACCGCCAGCCCATCTTCCAGCTTTCCTTCGCGGGCAATTAGCGTGGTTTCCAGCTTGCCCAGCATTAGCGCCTGTGACGTTAAGCTGGCTTGGGTATCTTCAGCAGCTTTGGTAGCGGCAACTTCGCGGGCGTCTAGATCTGTCTCGCGGGCGTCTTGCAGCTTCTTTTTAGCCAACGCCGCAGAATTATTGACCTGCGCGTCAGCTTTTAGGGCCGCGCATTCGTCCTTGGTCGCGGCCAGCAAGGCTGCTGCTTCAGCGCGCATCTTGGCGGAATCTTCCACCGCTGATAACGCACCTTGGCGTAGTGCCAGCTCGTCACGGAGATCGGCCATAGTTGCCAAGTCTTGCAGTAGCTGCTTGGTAAAAAAGATGAGGTAGTCCATCTGGGGCACTTCATTTGTAATGTTCATGTCGGCCTTAAGCGTAGTAACTAACGTTAAGTTTTGCTCCGGCGACTTGTTCAATAAACCGAATCTGAGTTAAATCACCGTCATAAGTAAAAAGAGAATTAGCAGCCAATGGCATGCCTACGCTGTTAGTTGGCGCTACGCCATCATCGCGCCAGCGCACGCCTTGGGTTTCTACCGCAATGAGCGCCATAGTTGGTTTGGCCGATAAGCCCTGCACGTCAGTAGTCGGCACAGTTAATGCAGTAGACGCAGAAACCGAAATAATTTGCTGGTATCCCAGCCGGGATGTTAGCGTTTTTAATCCTGCTGACATGATGATTCCTTACGGCGATCTGCCGCTAATTTCGTTGTAAAGGTAAGGCCAAATAACTTCAGCCATTTTAAGCATTCCAAACCCACCGGGGTGAATATCGTTAGTTGCCGTTCCAACAGGTATATTTGGGTAAAACCCAAGGTTAAACCGCGTATCGTAATTTTCCCTGCCTAACAAATTGTATGCCGGAATAAATTTAACAATTCCGTTTGAATACCCGTCAAAGCCGGCTGCCGCTTGCGCAGTAGTCAACGCGGCCATATCCGCGTTACTTGCCGTTGTCCAACTGTTCAAAGGGGCTTTAGCGGGAAAAGTTTGGCAAAGCAAAATACGCCGGCAAGTTGGAGTTTGCGCAATAAACGAATCAATCATTGTTTTAGCCGCAGTAATTTGTAATTGCGGGTTATAACCAGTTCCGTCAACGTCGTTAACTGAAAAATTCCAGATAACAATTTCAGGTTTCCAATTTGCAAGTGCGGTTAGATAGTTTGCTGGCAAAGGATTTCTATAAAATCCCGTGCCGCTTTTGCTTGCGTTGTAAACTCGGAAAGGTGGCAAACCGGCACGCAGGCACCATCGCTCAAGAATAAAAATCCAATCATTCGGGGACGCTGGGCTGTTGTAATGCCGTTGGGTGTTTGGCGCGGAGTTTAACAATACCGTGTTTGATAAATCGTTTTGAACCGCCAAAATGTTTGCTACCGAATCGGTAGCGGCGTTGTCTCGATTACTTCCGCGTTGGCCAAAGCTATCGCCTAAAATTCCAATTTTTGGAAATAAATTGTAGTTCCATTTTACAGCGCTAGGGTAAATTCGGATTCGTCGAATCCAACCTTTAAAAAACGACGAACCGTTGTTACTTCCAAACGATCCACGGACAAAAGCGTTTTGCCAATTAGCGCCTGCGGCAACGGTTTCGGTTGCCATTGGGTAACCGTCGATAAGTAACGTGTAACTGCCAACTGCTGCTGCCGTAGGCGCAGTAACAGACCAACCAATTTCAATAAACCCGTCTGGGTCATCGTAATAGTTAGAATAATGACTGTTAAGGGTCATTGTGACGGCTCTATTGAGGTTATTACTGGCTTTAAAATTAAACTGAACGTTGGATAAAGAAGACCCTGGGCCAGCTACGGCACTTTGGTAATTTAGCCCACAGCCGTAATACAGACTGGCTCCAGAATCAAACCCAATTGGGTATTCATCTGAGGTTGGTTGTCGCCCTTCGCTGTCGCACGCTATAGATGTGTTAGCACTTACCCATTTTGCAATGTCAGATCTGCGTACTTGCAACAGCAAAGTAAACTCAGTTGCAGCGTTCATTGTTGGCGCCCACGGTGCACTGCTGCCAGAATATTGCCGCCACCCCGTACCGCCTCCATTATAACCAAGCGTTGCATCAAACGATCCGCCCGAACCACCTGTAAATCCCGCTGCTGTGATTGCGGCTTGTGCTGCGGTTGCGCCTCCGGTCAAAACCAAGTCAAGCGCGGCGGCCCCCGGTGGGTATAAGTAAGCCATTATACCGGCCTTGTTTGAACTAAAATTCGGTTGTTATCTGTGGCGCTGCTCAACTGCATGGTGAGCTGTCCTTTTGTGTTTAGCGCATGACCCAATTCAATTGACCCGACGGGGGTGGCAATTGGATAAACCCAACTTTGCGCGGCACCTGCCGTATCTTCAAAACCCGCGATGGTGAGCGTGCCAGCCAGCGCGGTGTTAATGGTAATTCGCATTAAATGCGTGTCGCTGGCAGCAGTGCTGCCACCGATAGCGACTGCGGTAGTTCCTGTAAGCAAAGCAGGCGTGCCAACCATACGCACATCGCCATACGCATTGACCGCGCTGGTTGGGTTACGGATGAAATAGCCAAGGATTGCATCAAGCGTTGATCCTCGGTTTGTGCTAAAAATATCCATGTCTTACGCTCCAATTCTTGGGTCTTGCGGCGGTGGCATCATTTGATTTTGTGCAGGCTCGGGCGGCTCTTGCATCATTTCTGGCTGCTGCATTGGCGAGCCTAACTCGCCCGATTCCATCGCCGCATGGATCGTGCCCATGACGATGTCTTGAATCTGCTCGGGGGTCATGCCGGACATTGTGGCGCTGATACGCTTGGTCTCGGCGTCGTACTCTTTGATCTTAAGTTCTTGCGCTTCCATCGACTGGCTGACGTTCTTGAGCATTGAATGCATCTGGTCGAGTTCCTGACCCATCGCCTGCATTTGCTGCTCAGCCGCTTGTAACTCCGGCGATTTGTCGTCATCTCCCAGCAATTTCGGGTCGATGGTCTTGGCAAAACGTTTAGCCATTTCCTGCGCGCCCGGCCAATCCATGTTCTTGATGAACAAGTCACCAGCCACCGCCCACAACTGCGGGTTGCCTTGGAGAATCTGCGACATCGCCTCCATCGCTTCTTGGCGCTTGGTCATGTAACTGGGGCCGGTCGTTACCCGCACGTCGTACTTGCCAACGCTAGGGTTGTAGATGCGCTCCAGCACGATGCCTTCTTCGTTCATAATTTCGCGCACGGGTTCTTGCTGGGAAGCGTCCAACTTGACCGATTTAGAGTCACCATCTAGCCCGACAATCTGCGCAATGCGCTGGGTGTCGTAAATCTTGGGGATGAGGTCAACAATCTGCCGCGTGACGTAGCGCACAGCGCGGGCGAGATTGTCCACATAGTGATAAGTGCCCGTGTCGCCCTGCCGCTCCCGCGCAAGAATGGCTTTGCCAGAACGCTCGTTCGACGTTTGACCGAGGCTTGAGTCGTACTGCCCCGTGGTGGCTTTGATGTCGTCGGACGCGCCCATCTTGGCGGCAATTAGGCCATTCTGCGCCATCGGTGGCTGCGAGCGTTGCGGGAGCGGCAGGACGCCGCCCTGACCGTCGGTCACGTCAGGGTTTACTTCAAGGTAGGGCCAATTGTTGGTGTTGGCCGTTTTCCACTGCATCTCGTAGCCTTCAAACTGACCACCGTAGCCAACAAACGGGGCCTTGGGTGCCAGGGCTAGCATCTCAGCCTCTTGGCTAACCCAGTAGTTGTACATGCGCTGGGCATCTTTTGCATTTCTCACAATGCCGCTCACGAACATCCGGCCATCGACTTCAAATTCGTTGCCAACCACACGCACTACGGGGATATATTTGCCTGCCCATTCTTTCTCGTCGAGCACCTCAAAGCCGTTAATCTTGCACCACTTAATTTTGCGGCGGTTGACTTTGCGGGTCTTGGTGGGCGCCAGACCCATCTGCGCCAGTTGCGCGACTTCGGGCGAGTCTGCGTAGTAGGACTCGCCGTTCTGATACAGATTCAGCGTGGTTTTCTCGTACTCGGCGTGAAAGTACTCGGCGATGCGGATGGTGTCTTCGTTGATCCATTGGCTGACCGATTGGTCGCCAACACCTTGCGCCAGCAGGGATGAAATAGGTTTGGCGTTAGGATATTCGCGCTCGTACTCGTCTTTTAAGATGTCCTCAGTAATGAAACACCATTCGGCATCTGACCCGCAGGGGTCTTGGATGGTGGGGTCCATGTAGACGCTGAACGAATTTCGGACCCGCCCGATGCGGATGTCCTGATCGAACGAATCATCATCGCAGTAATCCGTATACAGCCGGATGTACCCCTCGCCGTAGGTCACCTGATTCTCGCAGGCGGTGTCGTAGGCCACATCCGCATCGGATATGTACTCGATATGCCGCACCAGCCCGTCGAATATCTCAGCCACCTCGATGTCGGCTTTATCGTCAGCCGGGATGACTTTCCCCGCGGGGCGATTCTGGCGCTGGTCGTTGGTGACCTGCTTGATGTGCTGCGGCAGTTTATTGATGGTCAGGCACGGGCGTGCGTTGAGCGTCTGGCCTTGCACAGAGCCACGGGTCGAGAGCACATCAGCCGGCCACTGCCAGCGGTTATCCGGTGAGCCTGCCGAGAAGCGCAGGTCGTCTAGCTCGTTCTCGCGAGACTCGGAATAAGCCGCAATCGCCATCGTCATGCGATGGCGGGCAGTTTCCAGAATGTCTTTCACTTAATCGCAGTGGATCAGCGCGAAGTTGACCACAATAGTTTCGGCTAGCGTTCCAGCAGAAATATTGCGCAGCGTAATGCTGACCGTGCCGGCGGCAAGCGCGCTAGAGAACACGTTATAGCTACCGGCGGTAGCTTGCCCGCTAGCAATTGTCAGAATGACCGTATCGTTTGAGCTAATTAGCGAATTGTTTAGCGTAAACGTAGCGTTAGTGGCGGTTAGCATGGACGTTGCAAACATCGTGATGACGCCCGCTGACTTGTTTAACGTCACTGCGGTAGTTTTGCTAGTTGCCTGCGTGACCGTGCCCTGCCCAGCGGCGGTGTAGCCTAGTTTGGAATTAGACAGCAAGTGGTCAGCGCCAGAGATGTCTTGGTCGCTGTATGCAACCCCAATCGGTTTGGTATTAGCCATTTAATTTCCCATCCAAGAGTTAGTGACGCCACCCCGGTTTTGCATGGTGATGTGGCGAGGTTTATCGACAGCTTCGCGGTGCGCCACCGGGAAGGCAAAGGTTACTGCCAGTGCATCAGCCGCATCTGGCGAGGCAAGACCCCTAGCGCGCATTTCTTTCTTGCCTTCCAAAAAGATAGTACCGGCAGAATTAGGCTTTTTCATAGGCCCCGTCAAGTCAGCTTTTAGCTGCCTGTCTTGGGAGATACTAGCAGACTTTAACCAGTCCTTCATTGTGCCCCAGATTTCAGCCCGCTTATTGCCGTACATAATCGAGTTTTTGGCTTTCCACCCAAAGTTAACGCCGCGCACTTTGTAGCGTTGCTCGGTTAGGCGGTCGAGAATGCCATAACCCAGCCCGCCCTCGTCAATGACGGTCATGGTGGGCTTGAACTCCTCCATTGCGTCAATCACCCGCCCGACAATGGCCATCGTGTCCTCGCCGTGGTATCGCTTGATCGAGAGTAAATCACGCCCTTGGCGCACGACAATCACGGTGGAATCAGCGCCACCGCGGGCCGGGTCGATGCCCATGACCCGTGGGGCGGTTTCATCCTTGTATTTCTCGCGAGCAAAGGCGTCATCGACCAGCTGGGGCGAGATAAACTGGTCTTCGCCCTCGGTCGGGAACTCCCCATACACTTCAATCCGCGCCTCGGGCGAGTCTTTGCCGTACTCCGCAATAATCTGCTCGTAAACGGCCTTGTCGGTGTCCTCAACCGTGCGCGCATCGACCTGTTTGGTCGTCCAAAACTCGCGTTTGGCGTTAAAACACTCGAAAAAGTAGCCGGTGTTACGCCGCGGGTTGGAAAACGCCATCCAGTAGCGGTCGGGGATGTTTTCGGTGAAGAAGCCGGAACCCACTGACCAGATTGAGTCAGGAATACCGGACGCTTCGTCGAATATCAGCAACATGCCTTGGTGATTGTGCACGCCGGCGTAGGAATCAGGGTTCTCCGCTGACCACAGCTTGCCCTCCGCCGCCCAGTAGCGCGTGCCGAGTTTTAAATCGCGCTCAACCAGTTCGGTAAGCCACACAGCAGGCACCAGCTTGGTAGCGCTAATCT